TTGTGACCGGTCATTCACACACAAAGAGAGTTCCGCCGAGGTCATTGCTTTGACCGCATCTCGACGGGAGCAATACAGGTCAAAACAGGTAGCAATAGAGGACAAAACTGGTCGCAATACAGGTCAAAAATGGTCGCAATACAGGTCAGTACTGTCCTCTAAATAGTAATTAACTTAAATAACTTAAAAGAACCATATAGAGAAACGGAATCAAAAATGGCAAAAGTAACAGTTGCAGGCATCGTCAACGGTGTAGCTAAAGAACGCATCATCTCACTCTGGGAAACCTTTGACGTTAACGGTCGAGAGGTTTACCGCAAGTGGACTATCTGGGCAGACATCCCCTGGAACGTTGCTAAAGGCGACTGGCTTGAGGTATCTGGTGACCTTGGAACCAAAATGGGCAGTTACGAAAAGGATGGCGAAACTAAAACCGTCGTCGAGCATTCAGTGAACAACCCTCAGCTGATCACTCACAAAGCAGACGAATCACTCAAAGGTCCACTCGGTGGCTTCCTAAGCAACGCTGAAAAGACCGCCCTACTCACCAACACGGACGAAGCCCCGTTCTAATGACTCAACTGCTGCACTGGTTCGTCGAGGGCATCCCAGTCCCTCAAGGGAGCAAAACTGCAATGGTGGTCAATGGTCGAGCAGTCATGTTTGAAGCCAACAAGAAACACAAATCTTGGCGTGAGCATGTATCGGCAACTATCCCTGCAATGGACAACCCCTCGACGCAACCGGTGCGAGTAGAGCTGCAGTTCTACTTCAACCGACCAAAGACCGTCAAGCGGGAGTACATGAGCGTCAAGCCAGACATCGACAAACTCTCGAGATCAGTGCTCGATTGTCTCTCTGGCCGAGTAATCAAAGACGACTCCCAAGTCATCATCCTGAACGCTCGCAAAGAGTACACCGACAAATCGCCAGGAGTGCTGGTCAGAGTCATGGAAATCGACTAAGTAACAGTTTGATAACGACTCGCGAAATGTTCTTGCCAGGCGATTCGTGCAGCTACAAACTAATCACGCAACACAAACAAATCGGAGGAAACATGAAACAACTACTAACAGAAATGCTGTTCGCAGCCATCATCGCAACAATCGTCGGAGCCGCATTCTGGATCATGGACTGGAACACCCTCTTCGGCTGGGTCTACGTCTGGGTGCTAATCGGCCTCACACTCTCAATCGGAAAGAAGCTAGACCGATGAACCTAGAAAAAATCGGAGCACTACACGAAGCCAGAATGATGGCCGACCTACTGCTCGAAATGCCAACAACCGACAACTTCGCCCGGTACCGCAAAGCAGTCATCCACGTCTCACGCATCTTCGACTGCAGCTTCGAAGAAGCAACCCACATGATCCGCAACCTAGTCGACAAGTTCTAAGGAGAAAGAACAATGCCACACGCACGCAAAACCGACCCTCAAACGTCACACGACGCCGCTGAGAGCGTCATGGATGTCACACGCACTCAGTTCATCATCCGAGCACTTCTAACGTCACCAGCGACCGATGAAGAACTCGTCAAGAGATACCTCGAAAACCAGCCACACTCCAACGGAGTCATTCCAAAAGCCTCACCAAGTGGCATCCGTTCACGTCGAGCCGAACTGTTCAAGCTCGGGCTAGTCGTACCGGTCGGCTACTCGCTAACCGAGTCAGGTCGCAAAGCAATCGTTTGGGAGGCAGCGTAATGGGCAAGTCAGGTTCAGGCAAAGTTGGCACCTCGCAAGAAAGCAAAAGAGGCAACGGAAAAAAGCCAACTTACAACTACATTCCATTGCCGAAAATGCTCCAAATGGGGATTGCAACAGGCAAAGAACAAGAGCGTGAACGCATCATCAAACTACTGGCAGATTCATTCGACTGGAATAACTCAGTAACAGTTGACCGCGACGAACTAATCGCCCTAATCACAGGAGAAACAAATGACTAACGCTGACGAGTTTTACTTCAGCATCCTGAACAGCAACCGCAACCAAGCCAAGCTCGAAGAACGCCTGGCAATTATGGAGATCGTGATAGAAGAAATCAAACACGCATCCACCCAGGCTGAACTCGACGCACTCGACCGAGTAGCTGCACAAATCAAACACCGAACAACCAAAGGACTCTAATGGGCATCCTCGACAACCTACAACCAATAAAAAACATCGACCCATGCCGAGTCGGCAAACTCATCCTCGACCTCGCACCAGACGACCAACAAACACTGATCACTGCACTCGAAGACGAACGATGGACTGCACGCTCCCTCACCAACGCCCTAAACCAGCGTGGCATTACCATTGCTAGAGACACAATCCAAGCCCACATGAGAAAGACCTGCCGGTGCTCGAAAATCTAGAACCACCAGTCGAAGAGCCAGCAGACATCCAACACCTGCGCGCAGCACTTCGCCAAGCCAAGCGTGACCTTTACAAAGCCAAAGACCGCATGGAACACCTCACCGAAGTCACCCACGCGGCCGCATTCGAAGCCATGCTCTCAATGGGCGGAGTGCCACCAGTACCAGCACCTGCCAAAGACAAGCGCAAAGGCAGAGCCGAGGTTGCACTCTGGGTTATGGGGGACTGGCAAGGCTCCAAAATCACCACAAGCTACAACTCCGAGATCATGCGCAAGCGTGTCCTCGAGTTCACCGAGCGAGCAATCGCCATCACCGAAATACAACGAAGCCATCACCCAGTTCGCGAATGCTACATCGCCTTTACAGGCGACATGGTTGAGGGACTCTGGAACTATGCCGGGCAGGCATGGGAAGTCGACTCGACACTGTTCGAGCAATACGTTACAGTCTCACGCCTAGTCATCGACGTAGTGCGAGTAGCTTTAGCCAACTACGAACACGTGACCGTTGTCCCAGAATGGGGCAATCATGGCCGCATAGGTTCAAAGCGCGACGGAGTGCCACGCTCCGACAACGTGGACCGGATGTGCTACGAGCTAGCGCGCCAACTACTCGACGGTGAAAAACGTCTAACGTTCCAGGAATCACCTGAAGACATCCAACGCCTCGAGATAGGAAACTATCGCGCCATCGTGCTTCATGGCGACGAAGTTGGACGCAATGGCTTCGCATCACCAACAGCCATCGTCACGCATGTTGCCAAGTGGAAGTCAGGCTCATACCCTTGGGCATTCCGCGACGCATACATCGGGCATTACCACACACACGCAGAATGGGCACTGCCTGACGGTCTAGGCGCGGTCTACCAGACTGGCTCAACCGAATCAGACAACCGATACGCCGGCATCACAATGGCTGCATCAGCAACACCATCACAACGCCTGCACTTCATCGACCCAGACAAAGGCCGAGTGACTGCAGCTTACAAAGTTTGGCTGGACTAAATGGAACTCTTCATCATCATCTGCCTCATAGTGATCCCTGCAATCGTCATGAAGCTAGTCGACGCATTCGCAAGACTGCAAGACTTCGACGGACTCGAATACCTCGACGACAATGAGTGACTGGCATGACTCCCCAGAATGGCGCAAAGCGAGAGCCTACGCCAAGACCCTGCTGGAACCTGTTTGCGCTATCTGTGGCAAACACCTCGAGGGCAAAGACTGGACAATCGACCACATCGTACCCCCTGGCAATGGCGAACCGAATCACGACATCGGCAATCTGCAGTCAGCGTGCCGCTCTTGCAACGGTCGTAAGCAGGACACAGCACTTACTCGGGTATCATGGATGAATGAACGCTGGGTTTGAGGCTGTTGGCTTTTTTCTGAAGCACGCAAATCATCCCTGCTTGCAACTTTCATTTACACAACCGAGTTAGATTATTCGGGTTAGAACGGAGTCAACATGATTGAGACAGCCCTCAAAGACTGGCTGAACGAATGCGAACTAAATGCGGAATCTTCAGTGCTTGCGCTGATAGCCCTCCGCCTGGCATCGGAGTTCGACGACAAAGGAAACACCTCGACCGCAGCTGAACTTCGGAAGACTATCCTCGAGATCAGCAGACACTTGAACGGTTCAGCACCAGAGTTTGACCCTCTGGCCGAAATGCTGAAAAGGTAATGCAACTCCCAGCCCGGTTTACTCCTCCGCTATCGGCAGACTTCCCGACCGATGGCGACCGTCTCATTGACTTGGTTGAACTGTGCTGGGTAACACCTGAGAGCGACAAGCCACTCAAGCTCGACGACTGGCAGAAGTGGCTACTGCGCGCCATGCTCGAACGCTACCCAGACGACCATCCAGAACACCCTGGCGAACTTCGATACCGTCAGGTCGTGGTCAGCATGGGCAGGCAGAACGGTAAGTCTGTTCTTGGCGGTGCTTTGGCTCTCGAGGCTTTGGCATTCCGTCGCGGTGACTGCCTCTCTCTGGCATCAACTCGCGAACAGGCATCCATCATCTACTCGCGTGTCAAGCACGTTATCGACACGACCCCTTGGCTCTCTAAACGCTTCAAGAAGACCACAGAGACGCGCGGTCTGGCAAAGACCGATGGCAGTGGCAAATACAACGTCAGCCCCGCGCGAGAGTCGTCTCTGCAGGGTATTACCATCGGCGGTCGGTGCATCCTCGACGAGGGACATCTCGCGAAGCGTGGAATCTGGACTGCTGCGCTCAAGGGAACTGCAGCGGTTGCCGGTGCGCAAGTCGTCATGATCACTACTGCAGGCGACCAAGAATCACAAACTCTTATCGACCTGTACCGTTCAGCAGAGCAAGCCATCGGTGGCGACAAGAACCTGGAACGCTTCGGGGCGTTCATCTGGGAGGCACCAGCCAACTCGGAACTCGACGACCCTGAAGCAATCAAGGCAGCAAACCCAGCGGTCGAAGCTGGGCGCATTCCGATTGACCGAGTGTTGCAAGACATTCAGACCCAGCCCGAGCATGAAGTGCGCCGATACACGCTAAACCAGTTCATTAGTGGAGTGCGCGAAACATGGTTGCCTGGCGACTTGTTCCGTCGCGCTGCAGGCACCGGCATTGACGACATCGAGAACGCCATTCTGGGCGTTGACGTGACACGCAACTTCGAACACGCCACCATTGCAGCTGCAAAGCGTGTCGGTGACGAGTTCCAAACTGAACTGGTCGCGTCGCTAGTGAATCCGACTGAAGACAAGCTAGTGGACTTGATTGTGCAAATCTGTCGCAAGCACGCAATCAACGCAGTCGCTCTCGATGATCGTGGAATGCACTCGTTGCATCGCAAACTCAAGGACAAGGGCATAACGGTCTGGAATCTTTGGAACAAAGAGATAAACACCGCTTGCATGACCGCTTATGCCATGTTTGCTAACGGTCGAGTGAAACACAACAACGACCCACTGCTCGTTATGCAGAACGGTCAAGCGGTCGCAAAGTATGTTGGCGAGTATTGGCAAATCTCGCGCAAAGACTCAATCGGGGACATCGACGCGCTCCTGGCAACAGTCTGGGCGTTGCATGTCGCATCCGCGCAAACAATGTCGGGCGTCGGAGTATACT